TAGGCGCGTTATAAAGTTGGACGTTGCCCCTGTTATCAGTCAGTGGGTTGCCGTCTTCGGCTACTTTGTAGAATGTTAAGTCCCACACTGCGATTGAATATTGTTCGCTCATGATTCGTCTCCTTCTAATTGTTCAACGTAATAACTATTGTCTGGCTCAACTTTCGTTAGGTATTCAGCCGCTTCAATTGCGTTTTCTTCCCAGTAGTAACCTTCTAATTTGTAGCCGTCCTTTGAACGAATGACATACCAAGGGCCAGAGAAGCGGCCCAAGGTAGGTTCAGGGTTCACGACTCTTCGCCCAAGAATGTGAGTGCGAGTGAATGAAGCGTCGCTTCCTGCTGCGTTGAGAGACGCATGTTTGCGATAATTGCCAGAAGCTCGATGTTCACGGTCCGTAATTCTTCTTCGAGTTCTTTGACTATTTCGTCAATCATTTCGCTCTTGCCTTCAGGTACGGCGCGAAGAAACGTGCGGCGTGGCGATCGTATTTGCTTGCTTTGAATGGTTTTGACATCAAGCTCAAGCAGATCAGCAACTTGGTTAGCGTAGTCAGCGGTGACGCCGCGCTTGTACCAATAAGTTAGTGAAGTTGCGTGGATACCTAATAAGTCTGCGAGTTCTGTACGAGTGATTGGTGCTCGGGCAATTGCGTTTTCAAATGTTTTACCAACTTTATGTTGGCGATAGTTAGTTGAGGGCATAACAGCCTCCTGTTGGTTGGTGAATAGTAGTGGAACTAATAACAGTGGTCATGTTCTGATTTGATGTATGTTCATTACGGGCCCCATCTTTGACGTGCTTTCGCCACCACATTGATTTAGGGGAGCGGCGGAGCAAGCATCAGAACTTAGTACCGCAGTGACCGCTGCGGCGGAGCATCCCAAAAGTATGGGAAAAATATGGACCCTACCCTGAATTAGTCGTCGCAAGAGTCGCAGAAGTAGGCAGCTTGTTCGGCCGCTTCTTCCGCAGTCTTGACACATTCGTAGTAGTAGGTATCGCCGTCGTGATGCTCAGCGGTGCAGATGTACCCTAGTAGATTTACGTAGTGGTGGACGGGTCCGTAGACGAGGTATTCGGAACCATCGTCAGCGTCGGCTTCTACAACTGACCACATTTGAGATTCTTGGAATCCTGCACGCTCCATTTCACTGCGGTTGTCGTAGTAGTCACCTGTCGGCGTTTTTAGTTCTGCAAACGGGAAATCGTAGTTATATGTTCTGCTCATTTGGTACCTCCTTACGTTGCCAGAAACGGTAGTTGCGCTTTGGCTTTGGTGGCTTGGGGGGTGGCTTTGGTTGCGCTTTTTTGGCTATGTACAAGAACACTGAGATGATTGCGCCAGCGATGAGCCCGCTCATCATGCCTGCAAATGTGCCTGCAAATATCCAGATCAAGAAGAATGTGGCACCGACGTCTACAAGGATGTCGGCTTTGACAACGTTCTTGAGTCCGAACTTGAGTAGTAAAAAGATGATGCCGATTGCGGCAATAATTCCAGTAACAAACATAATTTATCTCCTGTACTTGGTTGATAGGGCTAGAAAGAAAGTGTTGGCGTCGTCGCAACACTCTGCAGTCCAGGTAAACGCGGTTGCAAAAGATGCGCACGTTTTGGCTGCGGCTAACGACGCATACAGTTTAGTGTTGAGTAGCAGTTGTTCGCGGTTCATTATTTGTATTCCTCGATTTCGATGATGTCCCAAAAGACGATATGTTCATCAACAATTCGTTGATCACCCATATAAAGTAGGTCGCTCGCTTCTTCTTTGGAGTCAGCTTCTATTTTGTACTCAACGTTGGATGCTTCGCGCACGGTGATTTTGTAGATGTTCATGGGCATTTGTCCTCGGTCATTTGTCATCGGTTCGTTGTCCGTTGCACACTGCCTCGCTCGCTCCGCTCGCGATGATAGTGAACGTCTAGGCACACTGACTTCGTCAGTGATGATAGTGAGCACACTGCCGTAGCCCGTCGGTCCGGTTAGGGCGTTGGTGGTCGGAGCGTGGCGAGACCTGATGCATAGGCGGATTGATTCCAAGAGTGAGCTAGCGAACGCCTGGTATTAATTCGCCTATGCATCAGCCGAGCATTGTCACGGCAAAAAACCCACCACACCCGAAGGTGTGGCAGGAAGGGGGAATGTCTAAGCGGCCAAAGATTCCCAGTCGGCGTTCTCTTTTTCAGCTTTGTTTGCCTTCATCTCTTCGCGGATCTGAGCAAGAATGTCGAACGCCTCGTCGAGAGTTGCGGCAGAGCGCTTGGTAACCCAAGGTGCTTCAGGGTTATCACTGTCAGGATCAGGCATCTTGTCGTGATACAAGTGCAGATCATCGTGTGATGGCAAGTACATCGTCTTGCGCTTGAGCATTGAGTAGAACTTCTCGATCTCTGCAAAGTCTGCCAAGACCAGTTCTTCCAGATGCTCTGGCATGATTGGGTCGATGCCGTACTCGTCGCAAGCATCAGCGTAACAATCAGTGCCAGTGCCGCCGCCAAGGTTGTTGTCCCAATCGTCGGCGTTGTCCATCTTTTCTTTGAGCGCGAGTGCAGTCCAGATGCAGTTGTTGGCGAGCTTCTGAGTGAAGCTGACAATAGCCTCTGGCTTGCAGATGATCTCGGCAGGTACGCCAGTCTCTTTGGCGCGTGCGTTCTCTACTTCGCGGTGGGTCTGCAATGCAGTGAATGTCTTGCCGAGACGGACAAGTGGAAAGGGGTGATCGATGCCCTGTGCCTTACGAGCGATGTAGGAATCCTTGTTGGATTTCTCGGACATGCGAGTAAGAGTTGCGTCGATCAATGAGTTGCGGTCGATAGCTACTACTGGGGTAGCCTGAGTTTTAGCTTTAGTCATATTTATTCTCCAGTTTCGATTTCAAAAAGATTAGTAGGGCTAATATCTACAGCCCCATTTGAGTGCCAATCGGCTTGGTCTTCTTCGAACTGATCAAGGATTGACCAATTCATTGCGTTAAAATTTAATTCACCGTCCATAATTAACTCCCGCTATATTCCCAAACATCAATTGCAGCAGACACATTAGTTGCATCTGCCATGAGTTCTACATCGCCCGAGGTGTCGGCAATCACTACCGTCACGATACCGATGCAAGCGTTTTGGAATGCTTGTTCGGGATTCTCTTTGATGTAGGTGCCGGTCTTGCTGAAAAACTCTCGCGCTTGTTTAGTGCGAGATGGGGTCAGCTGAGACTGGACTGCGGCTTTCGCCTTACTGAGTAATTTCATGTGCCCTCCGATCTTGAGCGTTGAGTTCTTGCAGTTCGCAATACAGTTGATCGCGAATGCCGTCGATGTTTAATTCGATGGCGCGTGTGATACCAAGCTGGAATAAGAACCAACCAGTAACCATGCCGCCAAGAAATAAAAGAGTGCCGATCATTATCTGTACTCCCTTGCTAGATCTCGGGCGCGATGTATGTCGCTGTACCCGAGAAGTTTGTGGAAATGTGCAACACGTTCCTCGTAGGTCATTAGTTGCACAGGTGATTTGACGGATGGACGCTTTGCCCATTCCATAAACATAAAATCACGTCGATTCATGTTCATTGCTCCAATGTAAGATGAAGGCAGAATTACCCTAATCAAAAAGACAACAGACAACTGTCCCTGACAGGGGACAGTTATTCGGGCTTACCGCAACCACTCCAGTAGATGAATTGTCGCTATGGGTAATGCAGGGATCGCAATACACATAACGGTGATGATGACGAGTGCCTTAGCGAAATCGTGTGTCATATCAGATCAACCCTCCAGTCGCAGTCATAAGTTTGCCAAGCGACTTTCCATGAGTTGGCTAGGGATCGCTTCCAACCTCGCTCGACGTTGTGGTCGTACATGGCCGATTCGATCAGGTCTTTTATTTCATTGCCCATAACGTCATGGTCTACCTCACAAGAATTGAGCATCAGCAAGTCGTACCTCTCGTAGAAATCGAGTAGGCGCATGATTGAGTTTGGATATGAGCCGTAGTCGTCGACGTACTGTTTTTTAAGCAGATCGCGAATACCAACTTTATAGCCAGCTGGTTTAGGGGTTGGAACTGCATCGCAGAAGACAGGATCTGCATCAGGCTCAACCCAAGGATCAACGTCTATAAATTCGCAGTGCAAGGGTGACGTGACTCCATCACCCAACATATCCGAGTTGCAGGTTGGACATTTCATATTAAATACTCCGATGTTTGATGGGACAGAATTGCCCCATATCGAAGAAAAGACAGACAACTGAGAGCGAATGCGAACAGTTATCAACGGACAGTTAACCTTTGTCCGTGGTTTTGGTTAACAACGGAGTGAAATGTGTGCCACCAAATGAGATGTGTGCCGCTTGTGTGCCGCTTGTGTGCCACCAACGAAAAGGTAAGAAAGTCAGCAACGACACGGGCTAGAGCAAATGTGTGCCATGTGTGCCACCTAAATTAGTCTTATTGGTATTTTAAAAGTCAATATTAGTATATGTAATAAAATGTAAGTAGGAATTAGGTGACACACATGACACACATGACACACACTTATGTAAGTCATTGATATGTATAGAGAATAATGTGTGCCAGAATGTGTGCCACCAAAATCTGTTCTGTAAGTCGTGACACACACCCCGTCGGGCAAGGGACGCGAGCCTCTGGCGAGTGGCCGTTGACCCATGTCATATGACCTATGTCCGTTGATCCATTATATAAATTGCTAATGCGAGCTACCCCTTCGTTAAAGGTTACCGGACGCGCGTTATATATTAATGGGCAGATGACCTATGACCCCTGTCGAGTGGCAGCGGGCATTGGACATGTGACCGTGGCCAGATGCAAAGGGGTTACTGGCAGACAAGGTTCCGAATAATGGACATGTAACAAGGTTCCAAAATCCGAAATCGGGAAAGCCGTGGCCGGACTGAGGGGATACGAAGATAATGGGTGAGCGATTTGGAATGCTTTTTTCAAAAAAATTTTCTAAAAAATTCTTTGTAAACAATTAGCTGTGCTAATATGCTCAACCATGACATTAAGCACAAAAGTGTGCCCATCATGTAAACAGACTCTGGATGAGTCGGAATTCGGCAAAGGACGCACTATATGCGCGGCATGTAAAATCAAAAAGGCAGCTAGCGGGATATCAGCGTCCTATGAAAGTTTCCTGCGTAACTTATGTTCCAAGAGCAAGTCTAATGTTACGAGGGGATTGCGGGACGCTCATGTCACATTCGAAATCTCGCCAGAAGATGTTATTGCACTATGGGAAAAGCAAAACGGAAGATGCGCCATATCCGGTGTGTACCTTACACATCACGTCGATGGAAGTGGTAAGAAAGAGTACAACGCCTCTATCGACAGAATCTGTGGAGACAAAGGTTATACGATTAATAACATCCAACTTGTCTGCTATCGAATTAACATCATGAAACACACCCTCTCCGAGGACATGTTTTACTGGTGGGTTAAGACTATTAACGATTTTTCTTGTGATTAATTATTAGTAGGGCTAATATGTAGGATGAGCGACATTGAAGTAGTAGCTATTGAGGGCTTAGACGCCGCAATCATAGGCTCCACAGTCCGAAATGGCCGTGAAGTACTCGCCTACAACTACGACAAAGCCATCGCAATAATCATATCCAAAGGCCACTCCGAGGAGTACGCCGAAGAATGGATCGCAGACGTGGCATCGAGAGAGTTCGATGGCGCGCCTGCGTTTGTTTATTTTGACGACGACCAAGAGTTCTATGGATCAAGCGCACCCCCAGGAGCAACCATCCACTGACCTAGTCAGTGAGCATACGGATTTTCAGTCGCACATGCCCTATATGGGGCTGTCACTGAATGATCTTACGGTGCAGCAGGAAAAGCTCGTCACATTAATTGCTAGTGGCATGACAATCGCCGCTGCAGGACGTGGCGCAGGTTATGCGAGCGCACAATCTGCCAGAGAAGCGTCAATCAGACCTGCGGTGCAACAAGCATTGCAGTACTTCCGTGAACAAATGCGGGAGGAAGTGAAATTTGAGCGGCAAAACGCTCATCTCATGTATATGGACGCGTACCAAGCGTCGGCGACAGCTACCGAAATGAAGAACACGGTAGATTCGCTCGTTAAGCTGCACGGATTGTCTCAGCCAGATACAGCTGTGCAGGTAAACGTAAATATGAATGCTACATCCAAGCAACTCGAAAGGCTTAGCGATGAAGAGCTGTTAGAGATTGCAGGCAAACAAACTAATTACTTGGAGCCAGATGCCTCTTGACAGTAGACATCCCCAAGCGGACCTGTATTAGGTGTAAAAAATTACACCCAGAGACTCTTTATTCTGAGTCCAGCGGACTCTGCGTTTACTGCAAGGCCGACGACGTTGATGCGCTGCCAGAACCAACTACTACTGACGAGTCTGAGTCCAAGGCAGAGGAGTTATCTCTTGAAGAAAAAGCAAAAGCAGAACTCGCCCTCCGTTTCCTCACAAGAAAAAGGCTTCTTCCGTTCGTTGAAAGATTCAATCCAGATTACCAAGCTGGTTGGGTCCATAAAGATATATGCCGAAGACTGGAGCAATTCTCTCAGGACGTATCTGAGAAAAAGTCTCCAAGACTTATGCTCTTTATGCCGCCTCGACACGGTAAAAGCACACTGGCATCAGTTGCGTTCCCAGCTTGGCACCTCGGTCGAAATCCTCAACATGAGTTTATTAGTTGCTCTTACTCGGGCTCGCTCGCTATGGGGTTCAGCCGTAAAGTACGTCAACTCCTACGTGAACCGACCTATAAAACTGCCTTCTCTACCAGACTCGACCCAGATTCACAGTCTGCTGAAGCGTGGCTTACTACTAATGGCGGGGGTTTTGTTGCTGCCGGTGTTGGTGGCGGTATTACTGGTAAGGGTGCTCATATCCTTGTCATCGACGATCCGGTAAAGAACCGAGATGAAGCAGAATCCCAAAACGCCAGAGATTCGTCTTGGGACTGGTATACGTCAACGGCGTATACGCGTCTCGCTCCTGGTGGCGGTGTGCTGGTTATTCTTACTCGTTGGCATGATGACGATCTTGCGGGGCGACTACTTAAAGCAGCGGCAGATAATGGAGAACAGTGGGAGGTCGTTAACTACCCAGCACGGGCAGAGGTCGACGAACAATTTAGAAAGGCCGGTGAGGCACTTCACCGTGAACGCTACGACGAAACAGCACTAGAACGCATTGAAAAGGCAGTTGGCCCCCGCGATTGGTCAGCGCTCTACCAACAGAATCCTGTGTCAGATGACGGTGATTACTTCACCAGAGACATGATTCAGTACTACGACCGAGACGAAGTCGACTACAGCCAAATGCGTTTCTACGCGGCGTGGGACTTGGCGATCGGTAAGAAGGATCGGAACGACTTCACTGTGGGCATGGTGGTGGGTGTCGATGAGTACGACCAGTTATTCGTTGTTGATGTGGTTCGCGGCAAGTACGACGGCTTCGAAATAGTTGAGCGGATACTTGACCTCTACGAAGAGTGGAAGCCATCAATAATTGGCATTGAAAAAGGACACATCGAGATGGCCCTCGGACCTTTTCTCGAGAAACGCGTGCGCGAACGCGGGTTGTATGAAGCCTATTTCAAGGACCTCAAAACAGGACGCAGAGACAAAGAGGCTCGAGCACGAGCTATCCAGGGACGAATGCAACAGGGCATGGTTTGGTTGCCCAAAGACGAACAATTTACGGGCCCTTTGGTAGCAGAGTTACTACGCTTTCCAAATGGCGTACATGACGATCAGGTGGATGCACTGGCGTGGTTAGGTCTAATGATGACTGAATTTGCCACATACCAAGCACCCGTTGTTCACGTCGCCTCATGGCGTGATCGTCTCTCCTTCCTCGGTAAAGAGGTACGAAGCAAAACAGCTATGGGCGCTTAACCATGAAAAAGACAACAAGACTCACCCCCGAGAAGGAGCAGCAGATTGCTAGTTTCCAATGGGATAGATACGTAAGAGCACGAGATCACGGCCATCTCGAATATATCTACATGGCCAAGAAGTGTGATGACTTCTATCGAGGTGATCAGTGGGACGACGAAGACGAGGCAATGCTTGAGTCTGAAGGTCGCCCCGCGCTTACCATCAATACGATACTGCCTACTATTAATACGATTCTTGGTGAGCAGTCCACACGTAGAGCGGACGTGCAGTTCAAACCGCGAAGAGGCGGCGATCAGGCTGTAGCTGAGACCCTAACTAAGGTTTACATGCAAATATCCGACAACAACAAGTTGGATTGGGTCGAGCAACAAGTCTTCTCTGACGGTCTGATTATGGATGGCCGTGGATACTTCGATGTTCGCATGGACTTTAGCGATCACGTTGAAGGTGAGATCCGGATAACTGCCAAAGATCCGTTGGACATCCTCATCGATCCAGATGCAAAAGACTACGACCCCAAGACTTGGAACGAAGTGTTCGAAACAAAGTGGATGACCCTCGACGACATCGAGGAGCACTACGGTAAGAAGAAAGCTGAAGAGCTGCAGTTTATTGCCGAGAACGGTAACAGTTTTGGTCGGGACTCTATCGAGTATGAAGAGAACCGTTATGGAGACGTTGAACCAGAAGACGACATGTTTGGCGCTACGAATGTTGATGACGATGACTACCGCAACATCAAGTCTTTACGAGTAGTTGAACGTCAGCATAAGAAGATGTCGCGGGTCACTTGTTTTGTAGACCCCAACACTGGCGACCAACGCGAGGCACCTGACGCTTGGAAAGAGTCAAAGGTAAAGAAGTTCGCTAAGCAGTACGGACTGAGCGTTATCACAAAACTCAAAAAGAAAGTCCGCTGGACTGTGACATGTGATCAGGTCGTATTGCACGATGACTGGTCTCCATACAATCAGTTTACGATCGTTCCGTTTTTCTCATACTTCCGAAGAGGACGCCCTTTCGGAGCTATCCGTAACTTGATCAGCCCACAGGAGCAGTTGAACAAGATTGCATCTCAAGAGCTGCACATAGTTAATACTACAGCTAATAGTGGCTGGATGGTTGAGAGCGGCTCGTTGGTAGGTATGACCGCCGACGACCTCGAGGAGCATGGCGCTGAGACTGGCCTCGTACTTGAGTACGCTCGTGGCACTAACCCCCCGACAAAGATTCAGCCCAACAGCATCCCCACGGGACTGGATCGCATTGGCCAGAAAGCTGCGATCAATATCAAAGCTATATCAGGCGTTAACGACTCTATGCTGGGGTCGGACTCTGCAGAAGTGTCTGGTATCGCAATGCGCGAAAAAAGCGCTCGTGGCGCGATCATGATTCAGGTGCCGCTAGATAATCTGAAGAAGGCCCGCCAGTACCTAGCAGAAAAAGTCCTCAACCTCATCCAAACGTTTTACTCAGAGCAACGTCTTATTCAGATCACCAACGAATCTGATCCGATGAAGCCCCGTGAAGAAATAGTAGTCAACCAGATGACGCCAGAAGGACAGATCGTTAATGATCTTACCATCGGCGAATACGACGTTGTTATATCTACTGCCCCCGCTCGCGATAGCTTTGACGAAGTTCAGTTTGCCGAAGCACTTAATCTGCGACAGGTCGGCGTGGCTATTCCCGACGACGCAATCATTGAGTACAGCCACCTCACTAAGAAAGGCGAACTAGCTAAGCGTATTCGCATGCTGACCGGCATTGAGAAATCGCCAGAGCAGCAAGAAGCAGCGGCTATGCAACAGCAGGTCCAGATGAAGCAAGTACAGCTCGAGATCGCGAAGCTGGAAGCTGAAGTTAAGAAGATCTCTTCTGAAGCAGCAGTGAACATCGCCAAAGTACAAGACATAGCTGACGTAGATCCTCAGATTCGCTTGCAAGAACTGCAAACGAAGATGGAGATGAAGATGCAAGAGCTGCAGCTGCGTAGAGAGTTGGCAGATCTCACCAACACCACCCGCACCAACCAATCAGAAACTAATGCAGCAACACGCATAGCAGCTACCGCTATGCAGACGGCTGCGAAGCAAGAAAAAAACAAAACCCCAATAGGAGATTGATATGAGCAAGAAAGAAGAAGCAGTTGAAGATAAAGCACTGGAGTTTGACGTAATGCCTGGAGCCGACAAGGTTGAAGAGGACGACACTCCCCAGTTAGATCTTAATTTCGAAACCCCTGAAGAGGAGCCTGAAGACGTTGCTGACGAAGAGGAAGTTGTGGCAGAGGATGAAACCGAAAAACCCGCTGCCGAAAAACCCGAAGAGACTGTTTCTGAAGATGAACAAAGCACAGAAGAAGAAACAAAACCCGAGTTAGCAGAAGAAAAGCCCACCAAGAAGCCTATGGTGCCGAAAGCTCGCCTTGATGAGGTACTTAACAAGCAGAAGGCACTGCAAAAACAGATTGATGACATGAAAGCTGCTCAGCAGCCTGCACCGGACGCCCCCGAAGAGTTTGATTTCGTTGCAAAGGAGATGGACTACCAGAACCATTTGTTAGATGGCGACGCAGAAAAGGCCGCTTCAGTGCGCGCTGAGATACGTCAAGCAGAACGCGTTCAGATTGAGTACGAAATGACTCAAAAAATGACCGACACGGTCTCGAACAACCATCAGGCTAACGCTTTGCAGCAAGCTGCAGCTGCGCTCGAAGCAGATTTCCCTGTTTTTGACCAGAAAAGCACTGCTTACGACGAGGCTCTGACTACTGAGGTCATAGAACTGCGCGATGCGTTCATGGTTCAAGGCGCAAACCCTGTTGCAGCGCTCTCCAGAGCAGCGAAATTCGTTATCAACGAGAATAATTTGGTAGATAACAGCGAAACAGGCTCGACTTTGGGCACAACCGACGAAATGTCCAAGAAACGCGCGGAAGTTAACAAGAAACTGAAAGCGGCTGATGCTCAACCACCTGAAATGGGCGGCGAAGGCGCAGCTACCCGAGGCGAAAAAGCACTCGATCTGACTAGCATGACTGAAGAAGAGTTCGACGCCCTACCAGAAGCAACGTTAAAACGTCTTAGAGGCGATATTTTATAACGAGGTAACTATGCCAGTTAAAAAAGACCCACGATTAGCCCGAGCTGGAGTCTCGGGCTTTAACAAGCCTAAAAGAACTCCCAGTCACCCCAAGAAGTCACACATTGTTGTGGCTAAAGAAGGTGACAAGATCAAAACCATACGTTTTGGTGAGCAAGGCGCATCTACCGCAGGCAAACCGAAGGCTGGCGAGTCCGAAAAGATGAAGAAGAAGCGTGCTTCTTTCAAGGCTAGGCACCGCCGTAACATTTCGAAGGGCAAGATGAGCGCGGCCTATTGGGCAAACCGAGTTAAGTGGTGATCTAATGGCCAGAACCGACGAAACTAAGTGGAAACGGATCGTCGCAGCCGTTAAAGCTGGCTCGAAAGGCGGTAAACCTGGGCAATGGTCGGCCCGCAAGGCTCAACTGGCAACGCAACGCTACAAGAAATCTGGTGGCGGGTACTCTGGAGCTAAAACTAAGGCTCAGAAGTCCCTGTCCAAGTGGACCAAAGAGAAATGGGGTACTAAGTCTGGCAAGAATAGTACCCAAGGTAAGAAAGCTACTGGCGAACGCTATCTGCCTAAGAAGGCTCGAGAGTCTTTGAGCAAGAAAGAGTACGCAAAAACCAGCGCAAAGAAGCGCCGAGATACTAAGGCCGGTAAACAATTTTCCTCGCAACCTAAAAAGATAGCGAAGAAAACAGCACGACATAGGTGACCTAAATGGCCGAATTATCTGAGGACACAGCGGTAACAATTCCGCTGAGGAATCTGATTGCAATGATTGCATTTACATCAGTATCTACAATGGCGTACTTCTCTGTACAAGAGCGGTTAAACACCCTTGAGCATGCCTTAGACAAAACTCATATGGACATAGGGGCCAACTCTGAGTTTCGTATTAAATGGCCCAGAGGCGAATTGGGAGCGCTCCCTGCTGACGCGCGCCAAGACATGCTAATTGAATACACAGCCGGTCTCGTCGATAAACAAATAACTAAGAGCGAAGAACTCTTAGATGACATACATAACCTCAAGCTAAGGCTTGCCACTGTAGAAAAAGGTATAACCCCAGAATGAGATAGTTGTTGCATTGCAATATTAGCTGTACTAATATGATTTATACGTCTATCAGTACGATAACTGGTCGGCCCGTAGCCGTAAAAAACGTACCCCTCGCCTGCACAGGCGTAAAACCTGCCGAGGTCGCACCTCGTAAATAAGCGCTAGTTCGTTGCTACACGATACGTAGATACGGATTAGCCGCTCCTTTAAGTCGGCTGATAAGGCGGCGTGTGCCGCATAAATTATTTTGTCCATTTAATAGGAGGCCATCATGGCTTTAACAAATTTCGGTACGCTTACAGGCGACCAACTCCAAACTTGGAGCCGCGACTTCTGGAAAGTAGCTCGCAACCAATCTTTCATCAACCAGTTCGCTGGCACAGGTTCTAACGCTATGGTTCAGCGAGTAACTGAACTGACTAAGAACCAGAAAGGCACAAAAGCTAACATCACTTTGCTAGCTGACATGACTACCGACGGTATCACTGGTGACAACACTCTGGAAGGCAACGAAGAAGCCCTCCGCGCGTTTGACATCACCATTGAGCTGGATCAGTTACGTTTTGCTAACCGCATCGCTGGCCGTATGACCGACCAGAAGACTGTTGTTAACTTCCGTGAGCAGTCTCGCGACGCACTTGCCTATGCAATTGCTGACCGTTGTGACCAGTTGGCATTCTTGACCATGTCAGGTGTTGCTTATACTCACAAAAACAACGGTGCTCTTCGTGCGCACGCTGGTTCTGGTACTGCTGGTCACGATTTAGAAGATCTGGAGTTTGCATCAGACGTTTCTGCTCCAACTGGTGATCGTCATCGTCGAATCAGCGGTACTTCTATTGCTGCTGGCGACACTACTGCTGTTACAGGGACTGACAAGATCGGTTACAAGCATATTGTTGAGCTGAAGGCTTATGCCAAAGACAACTATATTCGTGGGATTCGTGGTGCTGGTAACCAAGAAACTTTCCACATGTTTGTTACCCCTCAGCAGATGGCTGCTCTGAAGTTAGATTCTGACTTCCTAGCTAACGTCCGTAACGCTGGCGTTCGAGGAACTGGCAACAGCCTGTTCTCTGGTTCTGCTTCGTTGATGGTTGACGGTGTAATGATCCATGAGTTCCGCCATGTGTTTAACACTTCTGGCGCTACTACTGGTACTTCCTCTAACGCTGGCGCAGCTGGCTACAAGTGGGGTGCTGACGCCGACGTAGTTGGTGGACGCGCTCTGTTCTGTGGTGCTCAGGCCCTGGCAATGGCTGACATCGGTCTGCCTGAAATGGTTGAAGATACTTTCGACTATGGCAATCAGTCTGGTATCAGCGTAGGCAAGATCTTCGGTCTCCGTAAGCCTAAGTACAACAGCGACATCAGTGGCTCTGTACAGGACTTCGGCATCATCGCTCTAGATACTGCCCAGTAAGTAAGATTAAACCCTCTCCTCCTTCGGGGGGAGAGGTTTCTTTTATATAGGACCTAATCATGAAGATTGTATGTAGTGAAGATTTGCGAGTCACCACTATGGGTGGCACAGCTGTTTTGTTTGAAGCAGGCGTACCAAGAGAAATCGCCGAAGAAATTGGCTTGTTAGCCATTCAGATGGGCGCAAAAGAATACAACGACAAGTATGTCGAAGAGGAAACAGCTGAGATCGCTGAGTTTGAAGAGGTAGTTGTACAGGATCCTGTACAGACTGACGCTGAATTAGTTGAAGCCCTTCAAAAGCTGATCGAAGAAGCTGACCCCAACTCATTTAAAACCGATGGCACCCCCAAAGCAGCCGTCGTTAACAAGATGCTAGGTCGCACGGTACGAACTGATGAGCGAGAAGCAGCTTGGGAATTAGCACTTAACTCATAGGTATACAGCATGGCAGTAACAGTACAGAGCGTCATCGACCGAGTACAAACCGTACTGCAAGACACGACCGGCGTTCGCTGGCCTGCAACTTCAGAGCTTGTATTGTGGGTAAATGACGCCCAACGAGAAATAGCCCTACTAAAACCCGATGCTAGTGCCGTTAATGCAACGATCACGCTCGCTGCAGGTACAAAACAAGATATCCCCAGCACCGGTAATAGACTGCTCAAAGTTGTACGCAACATGTCAGCTGCTAACAGCGGCACAGGCAAACGATCAATTAGGTTAGTAGGCCGTGACATCTTGGATACTCAGAGTCCCGACTGGCATGACCCTACCGTAACTGGTGATGCTGCTCATACAAACATTGTTAAGCATTATATGTATGACGAGGCTAACCCCCGTAACTTCTATGTATACCCAGGTGTTAGTGGAAACGCTTACATCGAGGTTATCTACTCAACAAACCCAACCACTGTTACAGCTAGTGACAATCTGGGTTTGCCAGACATATTCGCTAACGCAGTTATGAACTATGTGCTCTACATGGCTTACATGAAGGACGCTGAGTACTCTGGTAACCAACAACGTGCTGCTAGCCATTATCAGATATTCACTACGTCGGTAACGGGCAAAGCACAAATAGATATGGTGACTACCCCGAACCCTGAAAACCGCCCAAACGCTCCAGTGATGGCGTAGGAAATTAGTTTATGGCTAAGGTCAGCTACGAAACACTGTTCCCAGACATTTTACCCGTCGTGCCCGCCTGTCCCGATAGCTTGATTGAGAGAAACATTCGATCAGCAGTTATTGAGTTCTGCGAGAAGACCGGTATTTATCAAGCGGAACTAGACCCTCTAACAACTGTTAGTGGTATTTACGAATACGACTTAGAGCCGCCTAGCGACACCGTGGTTCATAAGATCATGAACACAGTGTTTGATGGTAAGAACCTAGAAGCCGTGTCTCCCGAACTGCTAGATCAAAGAAAACCAGACTGGCGCAAATCAGAGAACACGGGCTCGCCAGAATATTATGTCAAGCAAGGTCAAAGACTGGTTTGGCTAGTGCCGACACCTTCAGCGACTATGGTCTCTAGTACAGTAATTAGAGCCCAGTTGAAGCCTACGGCGACATCTGCATCCTGCGACTCAGATCTAATTGCAGAGTACCGCGACAGCATTATTAACGGCACTTTGTTTCGGTTGTTACGTACCCCAGGTCAGGCTTGGACCGATCTAACCGGAGCGCAGATTTACGGCGCACTCTTCGCCGAAGGGATCACTAACGCAGAAAGAAAAGCCCGTCATGCGGACGAAGGCGTAGCTAGGAAGGTGAATTATGGTGGTGTCACACGAGCGTGGCGAACAAGACGCAGGTACGGCAGCGGCGGTTAAACCAACGCTAGCATCAATCCGCAAAGAATGGGATTGGGTAAAGCAAGGCGTTGAAGAGATTTTACGAGAGCAACCTAAGCTGACATATAGGGCTGAAGACGTCTACGCAGCGTGCTTAAACGAAGAGGCTTTTCTTTGGGTATTCCCAGAGGGGTTTTTAATAAGCACAGCAGAGAAAGATGAATACTCAGGCGAGCACATATTCTTTTTCTGGCTAGTGTGGGTGAAGAAACGCGGTCAAAAAACGGTAATTGAGAAGTACGTGCCTTTTTTCGCCGAGACAGCCAAGGAGATGGGCTTTAAAAGGATTGAGGCTCGAACAAACGTATCAGACTTAGAACGAAGTATGTTGTCTGACGGTTGGGAGAGGCAATCTGCAACCTATACGAGAGAAATTTAATGAGTTTTATATTTGGTTCAAATCCTAAGAAACAAGAATACGAACCGTCAGCAGACGAGAAAACGTCTGCTAGCGTAGCTTTGGCTGAGTACAACAGCTTCAAGCAAAAATACTCCCCCCTGCTCGAAGAGATGCGCGATCAGTCTAAGACTGAAGATCCGACAAATACGCTTCGAGGTAGAGCAAACGCAGACACTATGCAGGCTCTAACTTCTGATACTAACTACGAAGATACGCAAGCGAATAACAAATCGTCTGAGATGTCACAGGCTTTGCAGGGTCAGATGGGCGTAGCTAACCAGTCAGGCAAAGATATCCAAGACAAACTAGGCGCAAACGTATTAGGTACTGCCAGAGGCCAGCAAGCTGACGCTCAGACAGGTATGGCTAAAGCCTCCAGACTTGCGACTTCCGATGCCTTAACAAGAGCTAAAGGTAAACAAGATGTACGCGCGGCTAGAACCAAAGCCATCGGTCAAGTTGCTGGGGCCGCACTTCAGTTGGGCGCAGAGAAAGGCATGTTTGGTGAAGCGCCACAGGCCGCTACTTTTACCAACAAGAAAGGGGTTGGGACAGTTATGGAAACACCCGCAACCAAAGGGTCTTTCGGCTATAACTTCGTGACTGGTATGGCAAATGGTAACCGCTTGGGGAGATACTGATGAGAATAGGTGCAACTTCAGGGTACGGGTACGGGTACAACCCCAACCCTAACGCGTTACCCTACGTAAGCGACCCAAGACAGACTTACTCAAACATCACTCGTGACGAGTACCTAAATTTCAAGGAAAAGTATGGTTCTTTTGAAGATGGACTACTTGAAAAGGCTAAGAATGATACGAGTCTTATCGACGCCGCTAAAGAAGATAGTGGACGAGCGGCTGGTCTCATGTCAGCCGTATCAGAACGTAACGCCTCACGTTACGGAGCTGCATTGACTCCAGCCCAGCTTCAGCAACAAGAACGGGCTCTTGATAGAGGAACAACTCTTGGTTCAATACAAGCAGTTGGAGACGCCCGTATTGCACAGCAAGAAGCGAATACTGCGCTAAAGTCGGACTTAATTAATATCGGGCAAGGTGTTAATCGATCTTCCCAGAGTCAACTTGGCTCAGCTGCGTCTGATGCTCAATCCCGAGCTAACGCCTACACCCAAGCAAAAGCGTCTGCAAAAGCACAGACGATGGCTACCGTTGGGAATATAGCCTCAAGCGCAATTATCGCGTACGCAATATTCTCGAGCGACCGGCGCATGAAAGAGAACATCGAGCAAATCGGCGTTTCCGACAATGGCATTAATATTTATGAGTTTAGTTACAAAGGCTCAGATGAGCGCTACCAAGGCGTAATGGCAGACGAAGTTCCGTGGGCAGTTGTCGAGCGGAGCGTAGGTTACAACATGGTTGACTACAACAAGGTCGACGTTGAGTTCAGAAGAGTTTAGAGGTAGCTATGAGTTTTTTTGAGGGTTTATTTGCAAGCGGTCAACAAGCCGCTTCCGCGCGGACATCCAGAGATCGCAATGATCTTTACCGCGACAATTTGTTGCTCGACCAAGAGAAACGAGCGCAAGAGAATCAAGTCAAGATTACAAACGAACTTTACAAAGGAGCCAGCGCTGGTAACTTCTTAGACGGCGATCGACTTGGACTGGGCGCGGGTTTTGCGGAAGCGCTAAAAAATGGCGATAAAAATGGCGTAGACCTTGCCATCAAAATGCTTAATGAGTCAGACATTGTTGATGACGATTCGCAGGTTACAGGACTTACGCGCGACAACGTTAATGGTGGATACCTAATAGATGTAACCAACAACGACGGTTCGCCTGGAGTTAAGACTCAGAACGGTACTAAGGATCCAGAAGATCCCGCCATATTCATCCCCGACGGTAAGATCTTGGATACAGTGAACACGGCCTGGGACTCAACCGTTATGGCCTACCAGAACGAGATAGGCGTCTCTGTTATGGGGGCGACTGAGAACCTAATCGCTGCAAACGCTGGTGCAAATGCTGAGGAAATACAGGCTCAAAGAGACTTGCGCATACTCACTGGCAAAGTCTTGAATGGATTCCCCAAAGGGGCAGCTAAAACGCGAGCTATGGGCGTTGTTGCCGCCGCTGACACCCCCGAAGAAAAGCTCGAAGTCGTTAACGAGATGGCTAAAGATCAAGGCCTTGAGCCGCTCACACCACCAAAACAAACCGGCGTTGATCTAACAGATGCGCAGAACGAACAAGTAGCACTCCGCCAAGCACAGGCACAGGCACAAAAGCCCAACGACGGAAAAATGCTCAAGGGCAACGAAGCGCTGTACAACGCCGTCGAGCAAGTTGAAAGCGGTGGCGATCATAGTGCAGTCAGCCCAGCTGGCGCTCAGGGCGTAATGCAGTTGATGCCTGCTACTGCCAAGAACCCAGGTTATGGGATCGAGGGCGTTAAAGATGATAGTGAAGCAGAGAACCGCAGAGTTGGCCGAGAGTATCTCGATGCGATGCTCAAGAAGTACAACGGTAACGTTGAGTATGCTTTAGCCGCATATAATCAGGGTCCAGGGGCTACAGACGACTGGATAGCTGCTGGTGCTGACCCAGACAAAATGCCTGGGGGTAAAGAGACTAAAGAGTACGCTGGTAAGGTATTTGCCCAGATGGGCGGTAAGCCTACGGCGGACCCTGCCCCTCCCGAAAAACCTAGTCCCGTCGTAATGGACATAAAGAATTTTGATCCTGATATCGACTACTCGAAAGAAGAGCTGAGAGAGCTGTCCGGAAATAAAGTGACGGGCACACCCTCTATTTACACTAATCTGAATCGGCAGATACAAGCAGACAAGGAAGCACTGGCCAACACTAGAAGTGAACCCGAATATCAGAAAATAAACAAACGCTTGGAAGAAACCAAAAAGCGTTTTAGCGCCTTAGTCGCGAGAGATAATCCTGAATTGGCTCCAGAGCCAGGGCCAGAATTAACTAAGAACCAGCAACGGCGCGTAACCGCTATTGATGCTCAGTTAAAAAGGAATATCACAGACGCGAATAGGCAGAAACTCGAGGCTGAAAAAGCTGAGATTGAAGATTCAATAAAGCCTAAAGTAGAGGAAGAGACGGTTGAACCGAAGATCACCTCTTCGAATAATGCGGTTCAACAGCAGTTCGACGACTTTGCCAAAGTATCTGAAGGTAAAACTAACGACGAGTTAGCTGACATGATCATCTCAGGCGAGGTGAATCTTTCTCCGCAGGCTCGCCAACAAGTTGCAGAGAAACTGCAAGCCGAAGGCATACAAACGCTTGAAGACATGCGTCGTTTGAATAACAAAGACCGCGCACTCGCTCTTGCGGCACTTGCCTCTACAGTCAACAGTGGTGCTGCTGGATCTAACGCAGGTATGGGCACAGAAGCGGCGGCTCTTCGACAGCAAGTGCTCGGGCTTGTGTCTCCTTACGGTCAGGCTATAGGTCCAAAAGACTTCGCTGCTATCCAGCAGAGACGCGAAGCAGCTAACAAGACGCTCGCCTTACAATTAAAAAAATTCGAAGCCGACCAGGATAAAACCGCTATTGGGTACGCAGACGATCTAGTAAACGGCGTCGCTGAGATTATGGGTAATGACGAGCTTGGCAACCTTGGCGAGCGATCAGACACGGTTTTGCAAAGCGGAGTACTGAACACTTTCTGGAACAAGCTGTCAGTTTTTAACGCTAAGGATTACCCCGAACAGCACAAGATGCTGATGAAGTCGGCGAATATGGTTTTCAGTCAGATTGCTGCTGGTGAAGCGTCCAAAGATAAGGGCGGTGTATGGGAGACCATAGCTTCTTTCGTCAGACCTGATGCCGAGGATAACGTTGGAGCGAGCGATCAGTTCCTGAGTAGGGTTATATACAATGAGGCAAAAGGTCAAATCACGTACATAACCCAGCCAACGCTAGTTAATGGTCAGTGGCAGTACGAGCCTGCTAGCGAAGCGTTCAGTGTTAGAGACGTCTTAAGCGCTAACTCAGTAGCGGGCAACTTCTTGTTGAAAGCAGCTAAAGAAAACACCAAAAGATACGGAAGCTCTTCATAGTGGATGAACTTCTCGAGCAGTTTTACGCGAGCAACTTAGATGGGTCTTCAGTTGACGAAGACCAGCCCATAGAGCTTGAAGCCGACAACAGCATGGGTAACGCTTTTAGCGGCGGGCTCATTGCTGGCACCGAAGGCATGGGCGCGTCAATCGACTACTTCCAAGCCCTACTTGGCACGGCTGTAGGCGCAGACGAATTTGCGGAAAAGAATATTGCAGAAGCTGAATTCGCAAACGCAACTGGTCGGGCAGCATTAGCAGGCGTTGAGGAGTTCGGCGAGTTTCTCGAAGAACCTACCGTTGGTGGCGCATTTACTCAGATCGCAAAAGCTGGCGGTCAAGGCTTACCCTCTCTTCTTTACAGCATCGGCACGCTAGCCACAGGTGGCGTATTGGGCGCGGCTGGTGGAGCGCTTGCTAGAACTGGCTCCAAGAAAGCAGCTAAAAGACTAATAGATGACGCCACCCAAAAAGTTTTAGATGGTTCAGCTAACCCACGCGATCTTGAACTGGCTCAGGCGGCTTACGATCTAACCAAGAAAGCAGCGACCAGAAAAGGCGCTAAGTTTGGTAGCTACGCGGGTCTTGCCGCAGGTGAATACCCATCACTAGCGGGTGAGAATTTCTCTGAAGCCCTAGGTGCTGGGCAAAACAGAGATCTTGAGACAGCTTTACAGTCTGCTTTAGTAGCCGTGCCTCAAGCGGCTATTGGTGTAGGTACAGAAGTTGCGTTCTTAAAACTCCTCGGGAAGAGCGCGGCTTCACGATCGACTGGCGAAGGATCAGTTTTCGGTCAATTAGCTAGCAACATAGGTCAAAAAATTGGGAGAGGCGCTGGCCTAGAGGGCGTTTCAGAATACGCGCAAACTGAAATTGCTATACAAAATAGACTCAGCTACGACCCTGACTACTCGCAAGAAGAGCGAAACCTCCGCCGTATGGAGTCTTTCTTCGCAGGCGCGGTCGTTGGTGGTTTCGCTGGTGGTGCTGGCGGCGCTGTATCCACTCTTTACCAGAACAGAGGCGCTGCCGCTGAGAAAGCAGCTCCGATATTTGAGAAGTCCAGAAAGCTCTGGGAAGACGCAATCGAGCGTCGGCAAAACGACAAGATTGATGAAGAAGAAGCTCAAGGTGCACAAGCGCCCCAATCAGAGTTTGCTGAAGGACAAGTTGTAACCGTATTGAAAGGTGGGTCTGGCGCAAGATCTGCGGTAGAAGCTGGTGATGGGTCTATTCTCACTGAGCGCGAAATTACGCCAGACGAAGTTACCATCATAAAGGTTAAGAAAGACGATAATGGAAATACCCAATATCTAGGTAGGACCGAAGACGGTCAAAACATTACGTGGAGCGACTCGCAGCTAGCCGATGGCAGTTATGTAGTTAATCCTCCGCGAGAGTATATGGAGGCTCTACAAAAAGAACGTGCTGACTTACTAAAAAGTCGTATGCAGAGCGAAGAAAGATCAGATGACCTGTTTGCGCCTGAGAACCTTCAGCCCGAGCGCACCCCCGAAGAGAAAGCCGCGTGGGAAGCAGACCGTACTGAAAGAGCAGCTGCTTACCGTAAACAGCTAGAAGAGGCAGAGGTCCAGCGTAAAGCGGCACAGAGAAAGAAACGTCAGGCGCAGGCTAAAAAGAACTTTTCCGCTGACCCAGAAGATGGGCTACTAGCGGCAATCGTCGCTGCTGGGGGTATATCTCGCAGCTCAGTTGAGCGAGACGGGTCTCAAATTACAGAAGCATTCAAGACCGCTCGAGTAAAAGGACGCTCTGTCTTTCGAAAGGAAGGCGGTTTACAGCTTGATGACATGGTCACAGCGCTGCGTGAATTGGGTTACTACAACGACGCTCCGCAGGGTCGACCAGACAATTTTGGTGCCAACGATTTACTCGACGACTTAGTTAACGCACTTGCAGACCCTGAAACCCCTTACTTCACAGCTGTTAAGGGGCCAACCGAGCAGAGCCTTGAAGACGCGTACAACGAGTACTACGGCAACGAGCAAGACGACGAGCCAACGCAACGGTCGATGGAGACTTTTACTCCTACTGATGCAGAGGGTTTTTCTCAGAAACAGTTGAACCTTGGTGGTCCAACTAACCGGCAACCCGCACCTACTCCTGTCAGCGAGCCTAAGTCTACTCGCCCACAGAAACCAGACCTTGAGCCGAAACGCGAAGAGTTCCGAGCTTCGGTTGGTGAGAACCTAACCGCACTAGTTGCAGAAGATCCTGACAACGCCCGTCTTGTAGCCCTTGAGAAGCAGTACCGCGAAGGCGACAACGCGCGTAAAGACGAAATCCTTGGCGTGCTATACGCAGAGAAGCAAGAGCTAGCAAGAACAGATACTCGCGATGAAGAAGCGACGATGGAAGAAGTACAAGACTACTTCCAGGGTCAGGGCTTCCAAGAGAATGTCGAAACAATTGAGACCAAAGGCTACTCGCGAAAGAAAGACCCGAAGAAAACTTTTAAGAATACCGAAGCGTCTCGAGCCCAGTTTGAAGAAGCGTTCGGTAAGAAAGATTGGAGCGACCCCTTCTACGCTCATATGACTGAATCGTTCTTGAGACGAGCCGCCGAAGCGAAGATGGCAGATGTCACTGCCGAGGGCGACCCGCAGTCTGACTTTAAGATTGTAGCTACTGAAAAAGGCTACGTGCTCGAGAAAACGTCGTTCATTAAAGACCCCGACGCTCTCGATGATCAGTTTGTTCTGAAGACGCTACGCGGCGCTAAACGCAGTCAGTTTGCGTCTGGATCAGGCGTTGAACTCATCGAGGCTGGTCTTGAGCCAAAAGAAATCAACCTAGTTAATCTGACAGACGCTGGCCGAGAGTTGGTTCGACAGCGTGGTAACAGTACTTATCAGGGCGACAAGTTAGCCGAAATGGCGAGACAGGGTCTGCCCGAGTTTATTACTGAGATAACAGAGCTAAACGTTAAGCTGGCGGATGAAGGTAAGCCTACTGTCGACATACGCATACAAGGCAAGTCGATCTTTGATATCACTAGCCAAGACTTGTTAGGCCCAATAGGCGACGTTGTGGCGGCAAGAGCAGACGGTGCCGATGTACAGCTCCGTGATGTGCTAGGCGCTAGAGGCCAGATGGGAGACTCGCGCGTTGAGACAACCGTAGAACAGACCGCCAGTGGTGCTCGGGTTAGAAACACAGTTGTCACGGATCGTAAGTCAGATAATTTCGTCAGTGTAGAATTCACGGATTCGTTCGGAGAGCAGTATTCTGTCCGCCGCGAAAACAACCGTCCTGACGGTAAGCTACTTACACTCGAGACTGCAAAGAAAGAGGTTGCTCGCCTCGAGCGAGATGGTTTCAAACCGGAATTGCGTCTCACGCCTAAGAACAGCGCTTTCGTTGTGACTGCAACGCGACGTGTATCGCGCGGTGATGCCGTAAACGCTCCGACGCTTCGCGAGCGTGACCCGCAGCCTTCCGAACTCGGTTCCAACTTAGCGGGAGCACCTCAGCCCGCTAGCCAAGCCAGAGTTGAGCAGATAATCACAGCTAAACAGACTCAAACCACCAGAGCAAAAGCTGTTGATGAGGCTTTAGCACGCGATCAATTTACTGAAGTAGAAAACGTAGAAGAGTACTTCTACAGCGCAGAAGAAGCTGATGCTTACGCAACTAGGCTGCGCGACACAGAAGGCTTCGATAACGTCACTGTCAAAGACCCTGTCGTAAACGAAGGCGCTAACCGAGACACGGAGCAAGGTCTTGGCGACGAAGTAGCAGGCATGAGCACGGCGAACTACAACAAAGACGGTTTTGATGCTGCTGACCCAGACCTGCCAAAGACACGATTAAATCTGGAGATGAACCCACGGCGCGACGTTGATCGCAGCTTGGGCGGGAAGACTAAACAAACTTACGGCCGTCAGACTTATCGTGGCGCTGAATACCCCTTTGGTAGCTTGGGTACGATATCGACCGAATTTGTAACCAAAACCATTGCCAAGATTAAGCCAAAGAAGCCGGTAATCGTTATTGGTCTTTCGCAACTTAAAAAACTTACTCCTGCAAAAATTGCAGAGCAGTTTAACGATCCGCAAGTCGCCGCTATGATCACGAACGTTGCAGCTGAGTTAGCGAGCAACAACGATAAACGCGGGGAGTATATCGGTTTCACCAATGCTCACGTTGCTTTGATTGATGATATTAGTGTAGCTAATGACTTACAAACTGCTTTAATTTCTGCCCACGAAGCGCTGGGGCATGTTCTGTTTAATGAAGAGATTGAAGGCACACTAGCTAACCCTGCTTTGAGAAAGAGGCTTGAACGTGACTTTGAGAAAGCGCGCACGGCTCCAGATGCACCTGCACAGTATCAAACTGAACACGGGTTCGAAGAATGGTTTGCGGATCAGACTGCAATCACAGCTAAGAACATATACATCAGAGATCAGAAGCAGCCCAACGGTGTTGTCGGCAGAACCTTTGCGAAGATAGCTGAGAAGCTAAAAGCTATGTGGGACTCGCTAAGCGCGGAGTTCAAACGCCGATTTGGTAAAGACTCCTACTCAAAGAGCTTTGATGACTACATAGAAAACACCATCATTAAAGAACGAGCGCATTTGCGACAAGTGGCTGGCAAGGCGTCAAGAGAAGTGGCTTACAGCAAAAAATCGCTTGTTCGGGCGATGGAAGAGTCGATTACAAAGAACCCCGATGCTCAGCAAAGCGTTAACTCAATGCTTCGCAACTTTAAAGATCATATCGATGGCACCGCTGCTGGCCACACGATGTTTAAAATGGTGCTACCGGAGGACAACATTCTTCGCGGTATTAGCCCAGTAATAGCCGACATGATGTACGCGCGTTCGAATGCTAAATCTCGGGCCAACAACCAGTTTGGTTACCTCAAGTCGAAAGACCATGTACGCGGACAAGTGTATGACCAACTCGAAAAGATTCTCGGTACAAACTGGGAATCTAAAGAAATCCAAGATGCATTTGAGCTTGCGGCAGACCAAGACAAGAAGACTGAGGCATTGGACGGCAAGGCTCGTGAGATTAGAGACTGGCTAAACAAATTTTACGACGACTACATCGCCAAAACCCCAGGCAATGAGATAGCCAAGCGGGATGACTATTTCCCCGTGGCGTTAGACTTGGCGGCTATTTTTAACAACGAAACCCGTCGGATGTTCGTTGATGCTACAGATACAACGCACCAGTACTCTGAGATGAGTATGCCTCCAGAGGCTGGGTTTTTGAAAGACGGCGTTGACCCGAACGGTTTTATTGATATTCAAGATCTTAAGACGATTAAAGAACTTACGGACGAAGAGATTGATAGCTTTCTGAAACAAGATTTCAGAACGGAAAAACCTTTTGAGGAAATGACCCGTGTAGAAAAAGGTGTAATGACGGAGCTCCGTATGCGGGAACGGCTTAGATTAGCCAGCCCTGAAATTACGTTTACTGAGCTTGTCATTAAGTACAACCCACTTGCCAACGAGGAGACCATTCGCCAAGCGGTAAGCGGTCTTGTCGCAAGACAGCAAAGTATCGTAAATGACAATGAGATTACCTTTGACGCTCAAAACCCACAGAGCGTCGTTGAAAAAGCGCGAGTACTGACAGAAAACATACCGCACAGTGAGTTGAAGCCGTTCATTGAAAAGCCAGAAGTGGCATTGATGAAGTACATACGGCACGTAATTACACGTTCTGAATGGAAACGTAATACCCACGACGCAGACGGCAACGACATGCTTGCGCCTGAGTTGGCTAAGTTACCTGAAGCGAAGCGCAAAGAAGCGGTCACCACCCTAGAGCGATACCTCGGTTACACAGATAAGCCACTAAACCCAAGGCTTTCTAAAGCTATGTCTTGGATGCAACTGTTCAACTGGGTTACGTTGTTGCCGCTAGCTACTATTGGGTCTATCCCAGAGTTTGGTGGCGCTATCGTCAACACTAAAGAGTTTAACGGTTTTGGCATGGCTAAGAACGCCATACTCTCGCGTGTCCAGAATCCCGAGCAAGCTATCCAACTCGCTAGAACACTTGGTGTAACTCACAGCACAGTGATGGGTAATCTCGGGCTTACTGAAGCAGATGCTGAATACTTAGACCCTAGAGTACGTAAATACTCTGACGCGTTCTTTTCGAAGATCGGCTTGGATTACTTTACCCGCTACACCAGAGAGTTTGCGTCTGTAATGAGCGTAGAGTTTTTGACTACTCATGCTAACCCAGAAACTCAGATAGATAGGTCAGAGCGGTACTTAAAGGATCACGGCGTAACGGCTGAGCAAGTAAAGTCATGGCACAACCGTCAAGTCGATGGTGCTCACTACACCTTCGAGGGTGAAGACGGAAAAGCGGTGATGGGCGCTATGCAACGCTTTGTAGATAACTCTATGTTGAAGCCGAATGCAGCTGAGCGTACTAGCTGGGGTAACGACCCGAAGTATCAGCTTATCTGGGCGCTAAAGTCATACCTATTCTCGTTCGGTAAAGTAATCCTAGGCGGCATTAAACGCGAAATGCAGATGCGGTTAGCAGAGGGTGACACCACGCTCGCGAAACTTAGCAGCGTCGGGATGATGGGGCTCCTTACTGCCGCAGCGTTTATGCCGCTTGCCGCACTGTCTTTGGAATTACGAGAAATTGCAAAAGCAGGTATTGCAGGCGTACTCCCTGGTGTAGAAGCGAACGCTCGTTATTTCCGTTCTGACAGAATGGATATTATGACTTACATGGGTGAGCTATTTGACAGGGGCGGTTTAGCTGGGCCAATGGCCATATTCGGCATGATTGGTAAAAGCGCTGAATGGGGCGAGTCGCAAGGGCTTGGCCCAATTGGACAAACCGCCAAAGCGTTATCGCCTATCTTTGGCCCCACATACGGATTCCTTGTCGACGATATAGCGTTAGGCCTCTACAGCGGTAAAGGCTGGGACGTAGTGCCTGCTCGGATAATCCCTGGATACAGTCTAGTACTTTAGGAGAAATTTATGAGCATATTTACAGCACTACTAGGCCCTGTGGCCGATATCGGCAAAACGTTTTTGGCTAACAAGGCTGCTGAGAAGCAGGCTAAGCACGAAGCCAAAATGAACGTTATTCAGAACGATGCAGACTGGGAAGCGAAGATGGCAGACGCTTCTGGCAGCTCGTGGAAAGATGAGTTTTGGACTATAATATTAGCTGTACCAATATTCATGGTTGGCTACGCAATCATAGCTAACGACATGACAGTTGTAGATCGTGTGCGGCAAGCATTCTCGACGCTGAACGATCTACCAGAGTGGTATCAGTACTTACTATTTATTGCGATCTCGAGTTCCTTTGGGATCAAGGGTGCATCAAAACTAATGGGAATGCGCAAATGACCGACCCAGAAACAAACCGACGTTTTGATCGTCTTGAACTGAAGATAGACAAACTGACCGAGGTGCTGACTAACGTGGCTCGTGTTGAAGAGAAGCT